TCCACCTTGCATAACTCTGCGTCCGATTTCGTTAATCATCTGCATCTTAGGAATAGGACCAGATGCTTGACCACCTGTTCTTTGAATTGGCGCACCTTCGTGGCGATAGACACTGTAGTCTACACCGATACCACCTCCTGTCATCAGACAGGACTCAGCTTTCCAAGATAGGTTAGCCCAATCCTCTCTGCTATCTTCTTCAGCCTTGAGAAGAAAGCAGTTGTTGAAGAACTTATTGCTACGTCCTGCGTAGTAGAGATACCTACCGCCAGGAATAAACTTCATATCTTCAATATATTTCCTGAGTTGAGACTTCTCTTCTTTAGTTAGCCTATCCTCGCAGACATCTTCAACAAGTGTCTTAGCTAGAGCAGGCCAAGTTTCGGCACCTTCGTGACGGTACTTATGATTAAAAATATCTTCGCTGAACTTAGAGCGAAACATGGGGTTGAGATTAGATTTCCATACCATCTTGTTAGTTCTCCTACTAGTCGTCAATTTTGTGAAGTTGAGTGTCGGTTATAGGGAGGTATTCTTCAATGTCAATAAGACCCTTGTCAATAAGAATACCTATGACAAGGGCTTCGTCGATATCATTTTGTTCTACAATTAGTTGTAGACCGTAGCTGTACGCCAGAAGTCTTGATAAAGTTTCTAAATCATACATCTTCTTCGTCGCCCTCTTCGTCATCATCGTCGGCGATAAAGAGAGGGATGGGTTCAATAGAAACTTTGAAGTGTTCCACAACATGCTGTGCTTCGTGGTAGCCTTCATAGAATAGTTTTACAGTTTCTACTTTATCGGACTGTTCAACTAAGCACACCAAATGCCAAGGTTCATTTAGGTTTTCTCTTGTGGGACCTGATACTACCCAGTGCAGAAAGGCTACTCTCATTCGGTTTCTCCTTTAGCCACTCATATGGTATCCTTTTATCTGAAAACTTGAAGTTATTCTTGTGGCACCAGTCTGCGTATGTGGTCTTGCTGCCTTTGTACAGTTTACTTTTGCTGTTTGAAAATACAAATCTGATGTCTAGATCAGGATGTTGTTTTCTTACTTCTATATGTTTTCTTCTGTCTGCTGACACGAACCTCCCCTTAGTTTCTACTACTACTCCATTGGGAAGTACGAAGTCTGGTAGATAAGTATGAGTTACAACCCAAGGTACTCTGAACTTCTCGTATTCAAACTGAACTTTCTTGTGTTCAAGGTACCTTGCGTTGTCAGACTCAAGACCTGACCTATACTTTTTGTACTTCTCTTTGGTTGTCCCTCTAATTCTATTAGACATCACTGTAGTACGGAAGTTCTCTTGCCCTTGGTTCTTGTTCGACATGGACTAAATGTTCTACACCTTTAGCGTACAAGAAAGTTCGAAGGTTAGGCCAGCACTTACGTTTGAACTCACAGTAGTGGCAGTTAGAACACAGTTTCAAGTTACTACTATCTTTGTACTGAGGAACAGGTTCGAGCCTAGGTGGAGGGTCCGATGACTTAACCATAGACTTCACTGCTTCTATCTCAGATTCCTTACCGATAAGCTCCTTACTGAAGTCATGGATATCCAGGTGTAGTTCGCCTGTCACTTTGTTGATTACAAGGAAGGCTCCTCTGGTCTTGTCCGTAACCAGTGGGTCATCCTTGGCAGCGTAGACATACGAAGATAGCTGAGATATGTAACCAAAGGGATCACTGTCTCTAAGCTCATTCATCTTGAACTTACGATAAGAGACAGGAGATGCTGACTTAACATCAACGGTCATACCGTCAATCACAGCATCTCTGTGTCCTTGAACACCATTGATGGCCAGAGTGTCTTGTTTACCTAAAACTGTGTGGCCAGCAGACTCAGCCAGATTAAGCAACAGAGCTTCAACAAAGTCTCCAAAGAAGAACTTGAGTAGCTCAGAGCCTTTAGGTGGTATAGAACCTTCCGCATCATTTACTCTTAACCATACCTTACGTTTACAGGGGGCTCCTATGGAAGACATAGAGAGATACTTACGTACCTTCTCTGACTGACAGAACCTATCTCTAGATAGGTCTTTGATGTCTTTGCCTAGAGCTTTGGAGAAGCACTTGTTCCAACCGCCCTGCCCTCTAACTACAGAAAGGATGTCTGGAATAAGAGTATCAATCGTTTTCTGTGACACCAAACAATCTTTCTATTTGAGAATAGGTAGTCTCAAAGATAGGATCAAACTCTTTAACAAGTTTATCTATCTTAGCTGCGCTGTACTGTTCGTTCACTAGGTCTGCCTCCTTTACAATTTCTTCTAGTTTTGAAAGCATATCCCAGCACTTTTCCAGGTTCTCTAGTACTTCAATCTGCAAAAGCGATAAACTCAACTTGTATCTCCAATCACCAAAAGGAATGGGTGAAGCAGCAATCGCGAGTAACTACTTCACCCTCTCTTACCTAAGCTGCCACCTGATCTAGTACGACAGCTTCGATAACTCCAACTCGCGTTAGCTTGACTGACTTAATCTTAGGGTTCTTTTCGCTCTGCCAAATAGTAAACCCTACATCAATCAAAGAACCATCAGCCAACTGACCGTCCTCTTCTTCAACCCAGGGTACCATATACCGCCACCACTGGGTAGATTCAGCACTATCTGATTTGCGCATGGTAGCTTCTTTCCAGTAGACCTCAGGAGGCCCCCACTCAATACCATTCTGAATGTTGGGTCTCTTGAACTTGTAAAGGAACATACCAGTCTCTTCATCTTTCTTGAACATGATATTACCCATGCTCTCTTCAGGAACGCCACTCCTAACCAGATAGTCTTTTTGGTGTTCAGTCAGAAGAACCGTGACACTGAACTCACCATCAGGTTTGAACTCATACACATCTATGGTTGATGGAGTAATGTGTGGGTTGTACTTAACACGTACTCCTGGGATATCGTGATACGTAACTTGACCTTTATTAGCCATAGTCTTTCCTTTGTTAGTGGGTGTCAGCCCAGTTTCTTCCGATGTCTGTACTCCCTGCTAAAGGGCAGAACAGGTTGAGTCTGCGTCCAGCCTCTTCGATAGCTTCCCTTTGAACCCTACCGACAGTTTCAGCATCCTCTCGTGATCCCATAACCTCAGTCTGCCATTCGTCGTGAGGCCACGTGACCAACTTGTATGAGATACCTAAGTCGTCAAGCTGCTTAGTCCAGATAAGAGTAGCATGTTTCATGATGGTTGACTCACCACTCTGAAGCATACCAGCTAATGTCTTATGGAGAGACGGAACCGGAACTCTTCGACCGTCTAGACCAATGAAATAACCAGCTTGAGCGTGCTTAGGTATCTCTGTCTCCTTTAAGTAGCGCAATCCTGAGATGGTGTCAAGGAAGTTCTCTATGGAATCCGAAGCAATTTTGGTGTTTGTCTTCAGAATCTGGGAAACCTTGCCAACACCAGCACCTAGGAGGAATGCGTAGATGAAAGTCTTGGCCATATCTCTAGTGACATGTTCAAGACCTAGAGCTTTTCTATTCAAGTTGTGTATGTCAGTTTCGTTCTCCTTTCTTCCTGTACAGATAGCATCAACGTAATCTTGAGACTTCATCAAGTGAGCTAGAATGCGAAGTTGTATTCCCTCTGCGTCAGTACCAACCAGATAATACCTATCGTCTGGTACTGAGAAGAGAGACCTGAAGGCACCATCATACCTACTCTTTACCTTCTCAACGGCAGTCTTAGGTTCACCATGAAAGGCACTAGGTATGTTAGCTTGGTTAGGTTTACTGTGACTTAGGCGGCCAGTCCATGCACCTATGTGCTGAAACCTACCGTGTATTCTACTGTCACTTTCTACACAACCTAACCACTCAACTAAACTGGAGCGCCTGCCCTCAAGCACCAACCACTCAGCTAGACTTTGTGCTCCTTCTGGTGCGTCAGGAGGCAGTGTGTTTAGATTAGTTTCGTTGCATATCCAGCCATACCTAGTGAACCTATCTCTTTTGTCCTCCTCTTGAGTTTTCTCCCAAGCAATGTGACCCTTCGTCTTGTCTACAGGTTTCCATTCGGCTTCCCATAGTCTGTCTATACGATCCTTTGGAGAGCCTGGGTTGAAGTAGACCCAATCGTAGCAATACAAAAGATCATCCTTCACCTCAGTCTTGTAGTACTTACGTTTAGCTTTCTCTACATTAGAGAATAGACTACCGTCAGCCTTGACTCTGTACTTTAGTGAGTTAGTTACCTCAAGTTTAGGAGGGAATGCTA